GAGAATCCAGAGATTCGGGACATCAGCGCCGATGTCATCGTCTTGGGGGTATTACAGAAAACATGGCCGTGCGCCAAAAAAGGGAGAAGCGAATCATGATTGATCCAGCAGAGAACATCGTCCAGGCGGAGGCCGCGATCAAACGGATGCGGGAGGAACTCCAGCCGATGAATGCCGAGGACTACGAGACCCTGGTCAAACAGTCCAGGATTGTGCAAGACATGATGTTTCAGATCGAGCGGTGGGCGATCACCAAGACCGAGATGGAGGACGACTGGGCCGAGCGTGAAGCGTCGTTTCGTGGACTTCTCAACGGGCTCAAGGGCGTGATGACGGAGATCGAGAAAAAGGTGGGTGTGAAATGACCCAGACCCAATGGATACTAGAGACTCTGCGTAAGCGACCACTCACTCCGCTAGAGGCACTCCAGGGATGTGGATGTCTGCGGCTCGCGGCCAGGATTCTCGACCTCAAGGCCCAAGGGCATAACATCGTGCGGGAGATGGTCACCGATGGAGAGAAAACCTTTGCGCGTTACCGTCTGGCGAGGTCGAAATGAGAGCCCTTCTAATCGGCCTATTTAGCGGTCTGGTGGCCTCCTACACCGTGGTCAAGGTCTGGCCCCCAGAAATCCCCGCAGAGGCGCTCATGATCGCCTACGAACAAGGGAAGAAGGATGCCCTGCGGACTGACCCTGTAAGCATGGACCTGGAGATGGTCTGCCTGAGTCTCTGGGCAGGCAAACAACCCGTCGCGCAATGGGAGGACAAATGAGCATCTCAGCAATGAAGCAAGCATTGAACGCTTTGAAATGGATAAACGATGAACAGGCAATGATAAGTTACGAAGCGGTCATGGGACTACGCCAAGCCATCGCAGAGGCAGAGAAAACTATCTATGTTGACTCCAGCAGGTTTCCTAAAGATCAACTAGATCATAAGCCTGGGATGGTTATTACCGCACCTGTACACGCCAGCGACATATCGCAAGAACGTGTCGATGAAACTGCAAAATATCGACATGAGTGGGTTGAGCAACCAGATTTGGCAAGGGTTGGTGAGGTTGGTGTGTGGGGCGAGGAGAAGAACACATGAGCGATTTAGGCGAAACAGTAAGGTCGAACCCGCACCAGGGAACGGGCGCATGGTTTAACGCCCGGACGGGCCGCCTAACGGCCAGTCGTATGCGGGCGGCGATGGCTTATCTCAAACAGTCGGAGAAGGATCGAGAGGCGGGCAAGCCCAGGGAGGATCGGGCCGAGCGGAAAAATCTCAAGATCGAGATTCTGGCCGAGCGCATGACCGGAGACATTGTGGAGAAGTATGTCAACTCGGCAATGCAATGGGGCATCGAGCAAGAGGGCAACGCAAAGGCCGCATACGAGGCCGCAACGGGCCGCATAGTCACCGATGTGGGATTCATCGAACACCCGGAGATCGAGTGGCTCGGAGCGTCCCCAGACGGTTTCGTGGGAGATGGGCTCATCGAGATCAAATGCCCGAACACCTCGACGCACCTCTCATGGATACTGGATGGAACGGTTCCAGAGGAACACACCGCCCAGATGACCTTGCAATGCGCGGTCACTAAGCGCGGATGGTGCGATTTCGTCTCCTACGATCCCAGGGTCGCAGAGGCGCAACAATTGTTTGTGCGGCGGTTCTATCCGACGACCGAGCAAATCGAAACGGTCGAGACTGAGGCAAGACTGTTTCTGCAAGAAGTAGAGGGTCTATTTCAACTAATCACAAAGAGAGAGATGGTGGAACTATGAGCATTTACAAAGAGGTGATCGTTTCGACGGGCGAATATCAAAACGCCGAGGGCCAGACCAAGCAACGATGGGCCAAATGCGGCATCGTCGTGCAGAAACCGAATGGTGATCTGCGGATGAAACTCGATCTGTTTCCGCAATGGTTCATCCTGGCCGACCCCAAACCGCGGGAAGGCGCTCCAGCGCGAACAGTATCAAAGAGTGATCCTTTCGCTGGTCTGGATGACGACATCCCGAACTTCTAGTAAAATGACCTTGCGCCGTGGAAAGCGCATAGGAGGTCAGAAAGTCAGTCTCTATCGGGCTGGTCTATCTGACCGTTTCTAAACCCCTAGCGGGGCTGACCTCCCGGAATTTCCACCGGATAGGCCAGCACTGATGGAGATTGGCTTGCACTATTATCAATTTCACATAAACGACTATCGAGGGGCCACCTCCCATCTGAGCAATGAGGAGGATTTGGCCTACAGGCGGCTCATCGAGATGTACTACGACACCGAGCAACCTATCCCGCTCGACCTTTCGTTTGTATCCAGGCGGATACGCATCGAGCCCGAGATCATCCTGGCCGTGCTGGAGGACTTCTTCCAGCAATCAGACGAGGGATGGGTCAACAAGCGGGCCGAGCGCGAAATCATCCAGTATCACGAGAAGAAGGACACCGCATCTAGGGCGGGCAAGGCTTCGGCTGAACGCAGGGCGAACCGAAAGACAACGGAAGATGAACAGGCGTTCAACGGATGTTCAACGACCGTTCAACCAACCAATAACCATAAACCAATAACCAATAACCAAGAACCAATAACCATAGTTAAAACATCTTCGGGGAATGGCCTTTTGCCATGCCCCCATGAGGAGATCATTGGGCTGTTTCACAAGGTCTTACCGGAACTTCCAGAGGTCAGGGTATGGAATCAGACTCGCCAGGGCTATCTTAAGGCTCGCTGGAGGGAACTGGTCGCGGAGCATAAGTGGGAGACCAAGGAACAGGGTCTCGAATGGTTTGAAAAGTTTTTCACCTGGGTGCGGGCTTCTAAGTTTCTGATGGGCAAGGTTCCAGCACGGCCAGGAGCGAGACCGTTTGAATGCGAACTAGAGTGGCTATTGCGGCCAAACAATTGGGCAAAACTTATCGAGGGGAAATACCATGCGGCCTAGAGTGATGGATGTTCAGCAACCGGATGCTCCTGTTGCAAACCAAATGTGCGCGGCTTTCCGATGCCCGCTTCGAGGCACGATCAGTCCGAGCAACGGCCTGGGGACGACTTACTACTGTCGCTTCCACTACGGCAAGGAGCCCAAGGAGAATGACGAGGTGACCGGGAAGATCAATCAATACCGGGAACTGATTGAGGCCGCAGAGACATTGCGGTATGGTCACCGAACTTTCGATCAGATTGCCAAACGGTTTGGATGGGACGAACTATGTGCGGGCATCCAGAAGAATGTGCGGGGCGATGACATTGATGAGCGCATCGCCACTGGGTATCACTACGGTCGAGTCACGGCGGCACTAGTCAAGGAGATCAAGGGTGGAGTGTCTGGAATGCAAGAACAGGAACGGGGGATGGGGGGGTCTGTACAACATAGCCTGTCCGGACTGTCGAACCTCGATAGCATTGTACGAGCGTTGCAAAATCGCCAGAAAGCAAATGGTCGAAAGGATGCTCCAGAAGTGGGGGCCGACTGAGGGGTGGGAGGCCGAGCCACATTGCGGATGCACAAAGGTTTGCGTGAGGAAACAAAGGATCAAGGAGAAGGGATGAACTTTCGCAACAAGCGTCTACTGGAAATGGTGCGGGAGTCACCCTGTCAGCATTGCGGGATCGAGGACGGGACCGTGGTGGCCGCACACTCTAATCAACTCAGGGACGGCAAAGGCCGGGGCATAAAGGCTCACGACTATCGGATCGCCGCTCTCTGCTTCAAATGTCACTATGAGATCGACCAAGGGGCCGCTCTCGCAAAATTTCAAAGGCTGGAGATATGGGAAGAAGCGCACAGGAAAACAGTGGGGTGGCTTTTCGAGGCCGGGAAAATAAGCGTGAATGGATGAAATGCAAGAACTGCGCGGGGCGGATGCTCAAGAAACCTTTTCGCAAATATTGTTGCGGATGCAATAAACTGTTTCGCATATGACCCCAACGCAACGCACCCTAAAGAAACTCAGAGACGATGGCTGGATGGCCGAGGTCGTGGAGCGATGGGTTCCAGGCGCAAACATCCGCAAAGACCTATTCGGCTGGATCGACATCATGGCCCTGCGGGATGGGCAGACCCTTGCGGTGCAATGCACCTCCTACTCGAACATGAGCGCCAGGGTGAAGAAGATCGAGGAGTCAGAAACCATTGCGGAGGTTCGCAAGGCTGGATGGTCTGTCTGGGTAATCGGATGGCGCAAGGTAAACAACAGATGGACGGAAAGGACGGTGGACTGTTCGTGAGATCGAAAGAGGTGACCAAACTCACCCAGACCGCAATCCTTCTGACCAAGCGGAAATTCTGCTCGCATTGTCAGTCCTACAAACTACTGGATGGCGGGATGGAGAAGCGCACCAAGGCAAACAAACGGTGGATGTGCGCCGGGTGTATTGAGCGCAAAACAAACAGTAGCGGGTTATAATGTTTGCGGGTAATCTGGAGATTCATTCTCCCAAGGGGCTCTCCCCTATTTGACCCGCCATTCGCGGGTCTCTTTTTTAGGAGGCATGATGACGGTCAGAAGCAAAATCCTAGAGGCTCTCGAAGCGGGGCCAGCCACTTCAACAGAGATTGCGGACAAGACGGGCGAGATGCGCGGCCGCGTCAAGGTCGCCCTGGTCACAATGGTCAAGCGTGAAATGGTTTTGCGTGAGAGGATTGTCCGAGAGGGCAAAGGCCCAAAGTCTCAGTACTGCTACACACTAAGGATTCCACATGAGATTCAGCGTCCAGAATGACCTAGACCGTCTCTCAAGGCGGCTCACCAACATCCAGAAGGAGCAAATCCCTTTTGCCACCTCGATGGCGCTGAATAATGTTGCGGCCGATGTTGCAAACGCTATCACCGCCCAAATGGATCGGTATCTGGACAACCCAACGCCGTTCACCCAGAAGGCTTACCAATCCCGATTCAACACCTTCAAAGGCGAGAGGGCGACCAAGCGCAAACTGTATGCGGACATCATCCCTGGCCAAATCCAGGCTGAATACCTCAAGTTTCAGATCGAGGGCGGCATAAGGACTCCAAAGCAATCGGCCATCTTCGTTCCGACCCAACTCGCCCCCAAAAACAAATACGGCAACCTCTCACGCGGCAACCGTAAAAGATTTATTGCGGGCCAAGGGCAATACTTCTCCGCAGGCGAGAGAGAGGGGAAAACCCCAGGTGTCTACAAACGAGACCGCAAGGGAGCAATCACCCCAATGGCCTTCTATGTCCAGCAGGCAAACTACAAACCAATCTTCCCCATCGACAAGATCGCAGGGGGCGTGGTGTCAAACCGCTTCGGGCTCCGGTTCGATCAGGCGCTACAACGCGCTCTCGCGTCCGCTAGATGACCATGCTAGGCCCCCCGGGTTTGGGTCCTGTCTGTGAATAACTCGGCGCGGGTAATTCGCGACCCCGATAAAAAGTTAGCGACTGCTCACATAACACTGTTTTCATTTCAGCCCAGCCCATGAAAATTGAACAACTGCAAACAGAGAAACTGATTCCTTACGCGAGAAATTCGCGGACGCATTCGGACGAGCAAATCGCTCAGATCATGGCGTCCATCAAGGAGTTTGGGTTTACGAACCCGGTGCTGGTCGACGAGGAAGGCCAGATCATTGCGGGCCACGGTCGAACTGTTGCGGCCCAACGCCTCCAAATGAAAACAGTCCCGGCCATTCGTCTCACGCACCTGACCCCGGCGCAGAAGAAGGCGTATGTCATCGCCGACAACAAACTGGCCCTGAACGCCGGGTGGGATGACGAGATGCTCAAGATCGAACTGGCCGAATTGCGGGAGGAGGATTTCGACCTGTCGCTGACTGGGTTCTCAAAGGAGGAGGTCGACCAACTGTTTCTGATTGGTGACGACATTGAGGAGCAGGGACTGACCGACGATGATGCGGCCCCAGAGATTCCCGAGGAACCAAAATCTAAACCAGGGGACATCTGGGCTCTTGGCGACCATCGGGTGATGTGCGGCGACTCCACTCGCATCGACCATGTCGAATCATTGTGCGATTCATTGATCGACTGTTGTTGGACTGACCCTCCATACAATGTCAACTATGAAGGCACAGCGGGGAAGATCAAAAACGACAACCTCGAGGACTCGGCGTTTAGACAGTTTCTACAGGATGCGTTTGTTAGTGCCTACTCAGTAATGCGAGAGGGGGCTCCGATCTATATCGCTCATGCGGATACGGAAGGCTACAACTTTCGGGGCGCGATGCTCGAGGCCGGGTTCAAACTATCGGGATGCCTGATCTGGGTTAAGAACAGTCTGGTGTTAGGCCGCTCTGATTATCAATGGCGGCATGAGCCAATCCTGTATGGCTGGAAAGAGGGTGCGGCACATAAGTGGTATGGCGGTCGTGCGAAAACCACCGTTATCGATGCAAAAGAACTTCCCTTTACCGTCCAGCCTGATGGTTCGATTACCGTCGAACTTGCAAACAGTATTCTGCGAATCTCTGGTCAAAACTTACAAGCCGAGGAGGTTATTGGCTCAACCATCCGGGCCGAAAAGCCCAAAAGAAACGCCGAGCATCCAACGATGAAACCTGTGGAACTCATCCTGGGGATGCTAAAGAACTCATCCAGGCGCGGTGATGTGGTTTTGGACTTGTTTGGTGGGTCTGGGTCTACTCTTATTGCCTGCCAGAAGATCGGGCGTAAGGCGCGGCTCATGGAGTTTGACCCCAAGTATTGCGATGTCATCGTTAAGCGGTGGGAGGAATTCACCGGCCAAAAGGCCAAACTGTTAAATGGCGGCTCAGACATTTCCGCTTGATACCATCTGCAAACTGTTGGATTTGACCCCGCAAAGGGTCAACCAACTGGTGCGGGAGGGGATTGTGCCAAGGGCCGAGCGTGGCCGTTATGAACTTGTCCCTGTCGTCCAGGCTTATATCCGCTATCTGCGCGACCGTGCGGTCAAGGGCGATGTTCATGGCGATGACTACTCTGCTCACCGCACTCGATTGGTCAAGGTTCGCGCCGACCTTCTGGAGATGGAACAGGCACAGACCGAGGGGAAACTGATCCCCGCAGAGGATGTCGAGAGCGCCTGGGTGGATGTGATGGCGAACTGTCGCGCCAAGATGTTGAGCATTCCGACCAAGGCCGCGCCAGAAGTGTTTGCGGCTGAGTCTCTGGTCGAGGTCAAGGCAATCTTAAAAACCGCAGTCAACGAGGCGCTCTCTGAACTAGCATCCGTTAATGTCAAAGTCAAAAACCCTATCCGCTCATCCGAGTTTGGTTCCGGTGATCCAGAACTCGCTGGCGGTATTACGACCGCCTCCTGATCTCCTGATCTCGGATTGGGCCGACCGTTTCCGACGGTTATCCCCAGAGGCGAGCGCGGAGCCAGGGCAATGGCTCACCTCTAGGGCCGAGTACCAACGCGGCATCATGGACGCATTCGCAGACCCCGCGGTCGATATGGTGGTGGTGATGACCTCGGCCCAGGTGGGCAAGACCGAGATTCTCAACAATTGCGTGGCCTATCATGTCTCGCAAGACCCAAGCCCGATGCTGGTCGTCCAGCCCACCCTGGACATGGCCCAGACCTGGAGCAAGGACCGGCTGGCCCCGATGCTCCGAGACACCCCGGCGCTGGCTGGCCTAGTCTCTGACCCTCGCGCTCGAGACTCTGGCAACACCACCCTTCACAAGATATTCCCTGGCGGGCACATAACGGCTTGCGGTGCGAACAGTCCATCGTCCCTGGCCTCCCGTCCGGTGCGGATCGTTCTCTGCGATGAGGTCGACCGCTATCCCGTTTCCGCAGGCTCAGAGGGTGATCCTGTCTCCCTGGCCCGCAAGAGGGCATCGACCTTTTGGAATCGGCGCATCGGACTGTTTTCGACCCCGACCAACAAGGGCAACTCGCGCATCGAGGCGGCGTTCGAGGAGTCGGACAAGCGTCTCTATTTCGTCCCATGCCCGCATTGCAAGCATGAGCAATCCCTTAAGTGGTCGAGCGTCCAATGGGAGCAAGACAAACCGGAGACCGCCCAATATGCCTGCGAGGAATGTGGCTCTCTCTGGACCGATGCCGAGCGAGTGAGGGCGATTCGGCATGGTAAGTGGTCACCCACTTCTGAGTTTAAGCGCGTGGCGGGCTTCCATCTGTCTGGACTGTATTCACCCTGGACCCCTCTGGATGTTGCGGTGCGCGAGTTTCTCGAGGCCAAGAAACAACCCGCCACTCTGCGGGTGTGGGTAAACACTTACTTAGGGGAGACCTGGGAGGAACAGGGCGAACAGGTGGACGACTACGCAATCGCGGAGCGCCGGGAACCCTTCGGCGAGACCCTTCCGCTTGAGGTCGTCCTACTGACCGCCGGGGTCGATGTTCAGGATGACCGCCTCGAGGTCGAGATTGTCGGCTGGGGCCGCGATGATGAGTCCTGGTCGATTGACTATCGGACGGTCTACGGTGACCCCTCCAGTCCATCGGTCTGGCAAGACATGGACTCAATTCTCAGCCAACAGTTTGAGCGCGAGGATGATTCGATCCTGATGGTCCGCGCCGCTTGCGTGGACTCTGGCGGTCATCACACAAACTCGGTCTACAACTATGTCCGACCGCGGGAGGGCAAGCGCATTTTTGCGATAAAGGGCGTGGGCGGCGAGGGCAAACCTCTGGTCGGCAAACCTGGGCGCAACAACATCGGCAAGATCAAACTGTTTCCGATTGGGGTCGACACGGCCAAAGATGTCCTGTTCTCTAGGATGCGGATCACGGAGCCTGGGCCAGGGTATATGCACTTTCCGCTCTCCCGGTCGGACGAATACTTCCGCCAACTGACCGCCGAGAAACTGGTCACCCGATACCATAAGGGCTTCGCACGGCGCGAATGGGTAAAGATCAGACCTCGCAATGAAGCGCTCGATGTCCGAGTGTACGCTATGGCCGCGCTCGGCATCCTGAATTTGAACATCAATGCAATGGCAGACCGGGTGATGATGAAACACGAAAACCCGCCCGAGCCGAAACAGTCACCCCAACCCAAAAGAAACTCACGACAAACTGGTGGATTTGTGCAGTCTTGGCGGTAGAATCGGGCAAACAAATGCGAGGAGCGCATGGCAAATCTATTTGATCCCGCACAGTCCCCGACCGTCGAGCCTGAGACCATTGTCGTCGGCGACTATGTTCAATGGCGGCGTGTGGACCTCGGCTCAGATTACCCAAACACCGAATACACGATGTCCTATGTCGCCCGCATAACGGCTGGCGGCAACACCGAGATTCTGCTCACCGGGACCGCGTATGAAAACGACTATCTGTTCACGGCGGCATCTTCGGTCACGGCGAACTTTGTCCCAGGCTTCTACCATTGGCAACTTGAGGCCGTCCGAAATTCGGACTCGAATCGGATCGTTATCGACCGAGGCTTTTTCACGGCCATCCCTGATCTGGATGTAAACGGGGCGGACCCTCGGACTCATGCCGAGATCATGCTGGCCAAGATCAATAGTCTCCTCGAAGGCAAAGCGGATGCGGATGTGGCGAACTACTCCGTGGCAGGCCGCAGTCTGACCAAACTATCGTTCGATGAGCTCATCAAGGCCCGCGATTACTATCAAGAGGAATACAACAAAGAGGTGCGGGCGCAGAGAATCCAAAAGAAACAAGCGACCGGGACCACGATTAAGGTGCGATTCCTATGAAATTCCTAGACTTATTCAAGCGCAAAAAGCCCGCCAAGGCTTTTCGGATGTATCAGGGGGCGCAAAACAATCGACTGTTCGCTGACTTTCTGACCTCCACACGGTCGCCAGACTCCGAGATTCGTTATGCCCTCAAGGTTTTACGCAATAGAGCGCGTGATTTATCGAGAAACAATGAGTATGCGCGGCGCTATCTCAACCTCCTCAAGACCAATGTGGTGGGTGAGCGGGGCGTGAGCCTGCAAGTAAAAGCGAAAAACGAGGACGGGACATTTGACAAGGTGGGCAACACCATCGTGGAAAACGCCTGGGCTCGCTGGTCGCGCCTGGGAAATTGCACGGTCGATGGCAAGATGAACTTTGTCGACGCTCAAAGACTGTTCATCGAGTCACTGGCCCGCGATGGCGAGGTCATCGTGCGGATGGTCAACTACGACAATGACGACAAATTCGCAATCGAATTCATCGAGCCCGACCAACTGGACGAGGAAAAGAACGAACTCCTCGCCAATGGCAAGCGGGTGCGGATGGGTGTCGAACTCAACGACTACAGGAAACCCCTCGCCTACTATATGCTCACCGAGCATCCAGGCGACCTAGAGTATTCTCGCGGTCTGACCCGATTTCATGAGCGGGTCTCTGCGGACAAGATTCTCCACATATATCTTCCCGACCGCGCCCAACAGACCCGGGGTGTCCCTTGGATGTCGTGCGCGATTGAGTCTCTCAAGATGCTTCACGGGTATCGTGAGGCGGAACTGGTCGCGGCCCGGACGGGTGCGAGCAAGATGGGCTTTTTCACCTCGCCCCAGGGTGATGGGTTTACCCCGGACGACATCGAGGAGCAATTCGTCCCGATAATGAACGCCGAGCCGGGAACCTTCCACCAATTGCCTGCGGGCGTGGACTTCAAGGCGTTCGACCCCAATCACCCGACGACCGCTTTCGGTGACTTCGAGAAGGCCATCCTTCGGGGCATCGCCTCTGGCCTCGGGGTGTCCTACTATGCTCTGGCAAATGATCTGACCGCGGTCTCATATTCGAGCATCCGGGCAGGCGAACTCGCCGACCGTGACTTCTACAAGATGCTCCAAAACATAATGATCCACCACTTCGTTGAGCCTGTTTTTAGGCGGTGGATGTTGCAAGCGATGACCGCCAACCGGATGCCGCTCCCGATCACGAAATACAATAAGTTTGCGGATAACGCTCACTTCCGTGCGCGGGGCTTCGCCTGGGTAGACCCCCAGCGTGAGATTCAAGCCAATGTCATCGGCCTGCAAAACGGCATCCTGTCGATGCAAGACATCGCCAATGTCTACGGTCGGGATGTCGAGGAAACCTTCGAGCAAATCGCCCTGGAGAAACAACTTGCGGAACAATACGGTGTCCAGATGGCATTCGAGCCATTCGGTCAAAAGATGCAAGCCCCGCCAACGATCACGGGAAGCGCGGAGCCCGAAACCCCAACCGGATCGCAATAATGGCGGACTACAAGGGAACCGAGATTGATACACGACCGACCGAGGCGATGGCAGAGGAGGCCCAGCGAGGGCTGGACTGGCGGGCTGAGTTTGGACGAGGTGGAACGGAGATTGGAGTCGCTAGAGCCCGAGACCTTGCAAACCGTCGCGAACTTAGTTTGGATACCGTGCGACGCATGGCAAGTTTCTTTGCGCGTCATGCAGTAGATAAACAGGCCGAGGGATTCAGTCCTGGCGAGGAAGGTTATCCGAGCGCAGGCCGTATCGCCTGGGCGCTCTGGGGTGGTGATCCGGGCGAGTCCTGGGCAAATGAAAGGGTCAGCAGAATGGACACGATTGACAATCAAGACCGGGCCGCGCCAGACGCGCTCTCCGTCGGTGACTTTGTTTCCTGGGACAATCCGGGCGGAAGGGCCAGGGGCAGAATCGAGCGCATCGAGCGCGACGGCACGATCAATGTCCCTGAGTCCAGTTTCGAGATCACAGGATCACCGGATGATCCTGCGGCCCTGATCCGACTCTATCGTGAAGGTGAGGAGGGATGGGCGGCGACCTCTACCCTGGTGGCCCACAAGTTTTCCACTCTGACCAAGATTGACGATTTGAGGGCAAATTTAGTAGACGAGGATGGCTCCGCCCCGCTAATATCCTCGAAACCATCTGAGGGAAATAGTATGGACGAAAGGCACATTGTCGGAGTTACCGAAACAGAAAACAGTTATGTCGTGGAGTTTGCAAAGGTTCACGATGAGACTGTCATGCCCGAGGACGAGCCCGCCGAGATTGTTGAAGGAGAAATCGAGGGAATGGAGGAATTGATCGAGAACGGAATTTACGATGGAACGTATGTTCCCGGCGAGCGCAAAGGCCAACCTCTGACCCATCGTGCGGACGAGATGGAGCCCATCGTTGAATCCGAGCGCCGGGTTCGGATGGCAATCTCCAGCGAGATGCCTGTCGAGCGTATGGGCGGCATGGAAATCCTAGAACATTCTGCGGACGCAATTGACCTGAGTTTCTTGAACTCTGGCCGCGCTCCGCTTTTACTAGATCACGATCCCACTCAACAGATTGGGGTCATCGAATCCGTGAGTCTCGATGAGTCTGCGCGTAAGTTACGCGCCACGGTTC